ATGTCTCTGACCGATAAAGCGATCCGGGCTGCGGAGCCCAAGGAGAAGATGTACCGTTTATCCGATGGGAACGGTCTTCATCTCCAGATCTCACCTGCGGGCGGCAAGCTCTGGCGGTATCGCTACGAATATCATGGCAAGGAGAAAATGCTTGCCCTTGGCCAGTATCCCGAGATTGGCCTGAAACAGGCACGTGAAGCACGCGATGCGGCAAGATCATTGCTGCTGGCTGGCCGAGATCCGGCAATGGAAAAGAAGCTGACACGAGCCCGGCAGCAGGTGTCTCAGCAGAATACTTTCAGACAGGTATCGGAAAAATGGTACAATAAAATCAAGTCGCAGTGGTCTGCCGTCCATGCAAACGATGTCTGGCGGTCGCTGGAAAGGGATGTGTTCCCAATGCTTGGCAGCATTCCCATTGCCGATATTGATAGCGCCATGGTCCTCAGCGTTCTTGAAATGCTGGAAAAGCGCGGTGCCATTGAAAGCGCTCACCGGCTCTCTCAACGCATGAGTGCCGTTTTCTGCTCCGCGATCCCCGCAGGGCTTGTCAAATACGACCCGACCGTGTCCCTGAAAAAAGCTCTCCTCAATATCGAGCGTGGCCATTTTCCGGCGGCGAAGACGATTGAGGAGGCAAGGGCCGTGCTTACGGCATGTGAATCCCAGGCAAGCAGACCCTCGGTGAGAATGGCCTTTCGTTGGATCGCTTTGACCGCCGTGAGGCCCGGAACCGGCTGCGGAACCCCTTGGTCCGAGGTGTCAGATATAGACTCGAAAAATGCCCTGTGGGTCATTCCGAAGGAGAGGATGAAAACACGACAGGAGCATATCGTTCCTCTCCCACGACAGGCGCTGGATCTGCTGAATGCGATGCGGCTGTTTTCTGGCCGACAAAAATTCGTGTTTCCCAATGCTCGGCATCTTGATGCGCCGATCACAGAAAATTCCCTTAATATGTCAATGAGGCGATGCGGGCTTCAGGGAATCCATGTGCCGCATGGCTGGCGGAGTACATTCTCCACCATTATGAATGAACGGCGTCCTGCTGATCGTTATGTCATTGATCTGATGCTCGCCCATCAAAACAAAAACCGTGTCGAGGGAGCCTATAACCGGGCCGAGTTGCTGGCTCTGCGGCGAGATATCGCGCAGGAGTGGGCTGACCTGCTACTCAACGGAATGCCGTCGCCCGACGAAATCCTGATGCGTCCCAGACGATGACAGGAGCAGGGTCAATTTTTTCTCTGGGTCGAGTAGGTCATCACAACAGCATTCGTTCCATCCTCTGATGTGATGACTTCCTTCTCCACCAGATTGAGTCGACGGGAGCGGGCCTGGGCGGCGGTTTCGCCTTGTCGGGGGCGGCCGCCGAGGGCACCGTTATGGCGGGCGCTCAGTTTCTTGCGAAAGCCGGTCGGAAGGGTGGAGGCTTCGCCACCCCGTGCCGGGTAGCCCATCGCGGCCTCCATCAACAACCGGACGGCTGCGCGGGAAGGCATGGCGAAGCTGATGCCCAGAAGGTGCCATTCCCGACCGGCTGCTTCCTCCCCGATCAGATCCCAGATGCACAGCACCTTGGCGAATCGGGTGAACCATTCTTCAGGGGTGGTCTGGTGTCCGTAAGTGCCGGTTTTGCGGATGGACGGGAGAACCTCCGCCGTCACCCATTTTTTGAACCGACGGGCGGCTTCTTTCCGGCTGGTCAGGATCAGGCTGTAGAGGCCGCTTTCGTTGATGATCGTCATCTCCTGACTGCCGCCAAGGGTGTCGCTATTAACGACACCCTTTTCATCATCATCGAGGCGGGTAGCCGCATGGCGACTGTTGGCGATCTCAAGCACCCGGCAGACATCTGACAGCACGAACCACGGTTCCCCTGCCCGGCTCATCACCCGGACCGCCGAACCTTCAAAATCAAGGGGGATGATGCTGCTCATGCCAGCACCCGCAGGATGTCGGCAGCCAGTGACACAGCTGCCTGAATCTGATCGCTGTCCGCCCCCAGAGAAAACACGCTGGCAGCATCCGGCAGGGTCAGGTGAACGAATTCAGCTTTGACCCGAAGCCCCTCGGATGTCGTGGGGCTGGTTGAGATGACCGTTTCGATGGCCTCATCCATCCTGCGCCAGTATTCTTGCGACTGCGCTTCCTCCTCCTCAAACAGATATTGTCCGTTTGCATCCTTGGGGGTTGGAGCCGCGTCGAACTCGGCCTTCACCGCAAAATATTCCCGGCACGCGGCAATCAGAGCGGCATCCGGATGGGTTGATGCGGAAGCAACAAGCGGGATTGAGGTCGCGGCGGCGATAATGCCTCCGGCCCCGAGCAATTTCCGGCGCGATGTGGTAAACGTGCGGGCAGCCTGCATCATGGGTCGCTCCATGGTTCGGGTTAGGCCGGGCGGGGTGCTGTAACACCTCGTCCGGTCGCTTTATAAAGTTGATAAACTTTATCCAGTGTCAAGCAATTGTTTATCAAGTTACTCTAGTTTATAATCCTGATGCATGAGGGAAGAGCTGAAATCTGAGCGGGTTACGACCATGATGTCTCCTTCGGAGGTGAAGGAAATTGACGATTGGTCATTTCAGAACCGCATCCGCAGCCGAGGGGAGGCAATCCGCCGTCTCGTCGAACTCGGACTGAAGACTACGCAGTCGCCCGAAGCACAAGACCAGACGTAAGAGACGCCTGCTCAGCAAAGACCACGAGAGCAAGTAGTTCCGGAGGGGCCGCGCACACCGGACACAAAAAAGGCCGGGGCATGACCCTGGTCTCTATTCCAGACTGGCGATACAGGTCAGTGCCCCACGGCAGTCGTCCCAGCCGCTCCAACCGTAACGGACGGATCACGGGCCAGCAGCTTGCCCAGACCGGCTTCGACCGCCGACGCCAGTGCGGCCTCCGTTTTCACGCCAGCGGCAGACAGCACTGCCGGTTTCACCTGACTGCGCAGATACTCCACGCCTGCCGCAAGGGCTGCACCCCGCGCTGCCGGATCAGTAATCGGCTTGCCGCTGGAGACAGCAGCGGAATAGGCAGTGCCGGCTGCCTGCTCGAGCGCCGTGGTCCACTGGGTGTTGATGTTCCAGCGCCGTGCCGCCCAAGCCAGAATAAGCGGCAGAACGATGGTCGTGACGATCTCCGCGCCGGCCTGAGCCGCCGCGTTCACAACGGGGGTAAAATCCATGGTGATTGTCCTCTGGTGGAGTCTGGTTTCCGGTTGTCAGGAAAACGATGCGCTGGCCGCGACCACGCGCATCAAACGCCGCATCCAGCCCTTGCCGAAGGTCGGCCAGTCCGGTGAGACGCGGTAACGCTCATCGCGAAGCCGGGCGATTTCAGCATGCAGATCGGCTGGATCAGTACGGGCAGCGGCGGCCAGTGTAACCGGGCCGATATTGCCGTCCTGCGTGACGCCAAGTGCCTGCTGGAGCAATCTTGCGGCATAGCCGGGGCCTTGATTCACCGCGGCGTCAAAAAGCAGGCCGGCGATCGGTGCCGACATCTTGTCGCAGGCACAAGTTTGCCAGTAGCGAGCATGATAGATCTGTGCCGCCTGATCCCTGCCAAGGCCGCGCATATCGGCCTCCGTCGCCGCGTGCCCGAGCCACTCACTCAGCACAGGAGCAGATATGCCGTGATTGGTGCCTACGAGCTGGCCGACAAAGAGCCGTCCGCCAGTCCAGTTGCCGGGGTCGGACGGAATACGCGTATAGCCGCCCTCAATCGCTGCGCTCATAGTGAGCGACAGCGCCTGTTCGAAGCTCATGTCATTTCCTTGGTGAAAGGGTGCTCAGCGCCCGGCGGCCTGCTCAAGCCTCACAAGGCTCGCTTGCAGGCGGCACGCACCCTCAGAAGGGCACGGCAAATGTTGTGGCACATTTGTACCAAGGTGGTCCCCGGCACTGGTTATCGGCGCCATGGCAACGATCCCCCCGATCGGAGCGCTGGGGGCCGCACAGGAGCCGAGTACGAATACACACATCACCATTCTGATGCACTGCATCTCCTATCTCCCTCGCTGAGGTGTGCGCTGAAGCGCATCGAGCGACCGGTCCACCTTGGTGGCAAGCACAGCGAGGAACCGATCCAGCACGTAATAGCGGTCGCGCAAATCCGCGCGCTCATGGTCCGCACGCTCCACTGAGGCGCGCAACTCCGTCACATGCTCCTCCAGCGAGTGCAGACGGGCTGCCGCATCATCCTGCCGTCTTCCCTCCTCAATCGCTGCCACCCGGGTCTGAAGATCAGCTGCATCCCGCTGCGACAGGGCGGTATCGCGCTGGTGATCACCCCAGACCGACAGCGCCCAGCCACCCCCGAGCAAAACCCCGCTCACCAGCAAACTGGCTACATGAGGTGTCTGCCGCCGGACCCATCCAGTCACGACGCCGACAAAGTTTTCCATGCATGATGATCCTATGGACCGACCGATGACGTAGCCGGTGTTACCGGTTGGTAGAGCGGCTGCCCCTGATCCGGACGCCATTCGGTGGTGCCGTCATGGGCGGGAGGTTCGATCCAGACAGCACGATTGAGCACCGTCCCGGCGGGCTGCGTGGTCCCATCCTGTGCCACACACGGAGCCGTGCAGATCTGCACGTACGAAGCGGGCGCCGCTGCACCCAGCAGCAACGCGATCACTGCGATTATGGCCTTGCGCATATCACTACGCCTCCTGATTGACCGGGCGCACCAAGCCCGTATTGCCGCCCCGTGATTGTAGAACCGCCTCCACCGCCGGGCGCGCCGAAGCCAGCACCGGGGCTGCCATTGCCGCCATCGGTGGAGGCATTGCCGCCAGCACCGCCTGCGCCGCCAATGGATTCCTGACCGGGTTGGACACGAGCCGGGATAGTCCCGCCATTGCCGCCGGGCGCGACGCCCCCCGAAATATTCCCCATCGGATAGCTGTCGGCTGTCAGGCCGGAAGCGCCCCCAGCCTTGCCAGCGCCATTGCTATCGACCCCACCACCAGCAGCCGCGCCCGCCGTTGAGGCCATGGTGACACCCGCTCCACCACCAGCCGCCCCCGGTGCGCCGCTGCCTCCGGACGCCCCGACACCGGGGCTGGTCAGATTCAGGGCGCTTTGACCATTGGTCATGCCGCCGATGCCAAAGGGATAGCCCTGACCGGCTGTCGCGCCACTGGCGGGGCCGCCATTGATCAGGAAACTACCGCTGCCACCGCTGGCCGAGGCTGCGGTGGAGCCACCAGCCGGAGCGCCTCCGCCTCCGGCACGGATATTGAGCGCACCGCCGATGATATTCGTCTCACCGCCACCGATCCCGGCGGCACCGGCACCAGATGGCTGGCCACCACCAGCCCCGACCACCACGGTGAGGGATGACACTCCCAGCGAGGCAGTCCGTATCCCCGACATCCGGGCATGATACCCCGGAGAGCCTCCGGCCCCGCCACTGGTGGCCGTGCTAGATGCGGCGACAGTGCCGTTGCCGCCAGAAGAGCCGCCGCCCCACGCATCAATATCCAAAGTCACCGCCCAGACCGGCACCGTGTATGTGCCGCCTGCCGTGATGACCGCGCAGACGCTGCGTGGCACCTGCGATCCCGGAACACGACCGTCAGACCCAAGCTGCGGCACGCCGCTTGGCTTGCCCAGCAGGGAGCGAGGGATAAAGTTATTGACCGGGCCACCAAGCTGCGCGTTTGCAGCATCCGGCATGGACAGGGCCATGGCCAGCAAAATACATGCTTGTATCCTCATATTATTACGCCTCTGTCCATGAAATCGGTGTTCCAGCGACAGGTGACACCGCGTAGATCGGCCCCCGTGCGGCAGCCCCGACAAAAACAAAGCCTGCGCCGGGATCGACGGGCGTTCCACCACCAGGCTGGACAGCCGCACTGCCTATATCGATCTGCTCGGTTCCGACCGAGCGGTTATAGACCCCGAGATAGGTGCGGCTGGCGCTGTAGGGGACCACGACTACAGCCGTTCCGGCCTGCGTCAGCGTTTTATTGCCCTGACCGGAAATACCTGTAGCGGGAGCAGCCGGAGCCGGGCCGCTGTTGATTTCGTTCCACGGCCAGCTTCCATGTCGTGCACCGGTGACCGTGGTCAGTGTCTCGCAATAAACCGAGACTTCCGCTGCCGTTGTGTCCCGTATTTCCCCGGTTTGCAGGAACGATCCTGAACCGGGGGCAGACTCCCTGAGAATATAGTATTTCACTGTGATTTTCCTGCTTTTTCCAACGCGTCAAGCCGTGCGGCCATCTGCTGCATTGCGCCGATCAGGTAAGTGATTAAAGCGACGGGGTTGATGGTTTTCGTTTTGCTTTCGCCGACTTCGAAGACGGCATCAGGGGCGGCCTGGGCGACATCATCAGCCACAAGACCCACTGGCACAGACGCGCCGTTTTCCTTCCATCGATAGGAAACGACAGGGATTTTTTTGATAACCCCGATCATATCCGAGACGTCAGGCGGCCCGAACTCTGTTTTCAGAGCGCGATCAGAGGTGAAAACCGTAACGCCATAGGTGCCACCTGACGAAATTTCGAGGTATGGCGAACCTGAGGAAGGCCACACCATCTTGAACGCAGTCACATTATCTGACCACGGGATAGCTTTCTGAGTGCCTTCCAGCCAGAGAACAGGCGTGGAATTACTGGTTTTATACAGACGAAAATAGCCGTTACCAAAGGTAATGCTATCCCCAACATTGACATTCGATGAAAGCGCAATACCCGTCGCGGAAATCCAGTTTGTTACATTTAACGAATTAAATTTCCCATTGCCTGTTGCCTCGATATCTCCGGAAACGGTGACCTTTCCACTGCCATTATTACCGATATGATCTGTAATGACATAAGCCTTGAACGTGGCATTTCCCACGAATGTGGTTCCGGCAGAAAAATACCCCGTTTTTGCTCCGAGATTGCCTGCTGTCGCCAGATCACCGCCGCAGGAAATAACACCCGATGCGCTCAATGCCGGGATTCTCACATACTGATCATCATCAATATAAACAGCCCGCATAGGTGGCAAATAATTGTAGATCGTCAAAACACCTGAAAAATTCAGGCGCTGCGTGTTGCCCTGAGAATTTCCCAGCACGGTCGTGCGCGACAGAACAGCCGTGGGTGACGTAGAGAGAGTGCCCACACCGCACTCCCACTGTGTGGCATCACGCATGAAATAGAAGGGTGTCGACCCATTTGAAAAACGTGCCGCGAAAGTGGCGGAACCGGACAGCGCACCCAGCAGATTGACGGCCTGGTTCGTGCCGGGATTATTGGCTGTTTCAGCCACAAAAGCTGCGAGACCCGCCATTATAAACGCTCCGTGATGGTGGCACGCCATGCGCGCACGGGGTTGGGGTGTGCTGGATAGGTAATATCCGCGGTTGCTTTCAGACGACCGAAGACGGCTTCCTTCGGCGCATCGACGCTGGTCGGATCAGGGACATACAGAATGTTGGCGCCACGCCGGGCGATCGCATCCATGGCCATGACGGATGGCCAGATTTCCTCTGTTGCCAGACCATTCAGCGATACGTCGTGCCGCAACCTTGTCCAGCGATGAGCGACAAATTCCGTGCCGCCCCGGGTCGTCGTTTCGTCTGCCTGACTGTCGCGGCCCAAAGCGCTTTCCGGTCCGAAATTGATTTTCGGCTGCCAGACCGGTCCGGCATAAAGCAGAGGGATGTTGATGAAACCATCTGGATTGGACGGGTCATCGATGTCGATCTGAAGCGTCTGTCCGACGACATCCGCAGGCATTATATGCAGTGCAGTGCCGGAAGAAACGGAAGCAAGAGCCTTGGGGTTCGTATTGCCCATTGTATAGACAGCAGCACTGCCACTGCCTGCTGCACCAGCCCAGAGGATGATCCGCCAGCGGGCCGCTGCGGTGAGATTGGTGCGGAACAGGCCAGTGGCGCGCCAAACCGTAGAAGCACTCCCACTATCCAGAGCAATCATCGCGCTGGTGCCAGTGCTCTGGAACGCGGTAGCCGGGCTGCCGTGTTCCGACTGCAGCTGGCTGGCATCAAGCCCGGGCACGGCGGCAGAGGTCGTGATCGTGCTGGACTGCACGAGATTTGCAAACCCGAACATCGCCATCAGACAAGCACCTTCAGTGTGATGGTGGCGGCGTTGCTGGACTGGACCGAGACCCCGACCACGGTTCCGGACGCGCCGTCAGACAGTCCCTGCACGGGCCAGACGATCCTGACCTGATCACCCAGCCAGCGGCCCACGCCGATATCCAGTGGCACCTCCACGCTGAACAACCTGCGACGCACACCCCACAGTGCACCAAGCGCGGCAGCGAGGCTTTGCGCATCCTGCTGGAGCAACAATGCGGTAGACAGAGCCGGCGGATCGTTCGGACGCCTCCATGCGAGAGCGGCAGTTCCGGTGGCCGCCCATGCGGCGATACGGTCTGCCTGAGCCAGAAACTGGCGACGATCTGCAGAAACCGCCCCTACAAGATCGGAAGTCTGCACAGTCCAGCAATGCTGATAGCCGACGCGAATGCGCCAAGGCGGTGGATCGAGACTGTCGGGTAGCCTTTGCGGAATAACGGAAACCGCAACGTGCGGATCGAGTGTCAGCACCGGCGCACCGGACGGGACACGCAACAGGAACGGGGTCAGCCTGCCATCCAGAGTTGGCATCAGTCTGGCACCTGCAGCATGCAACAGCATATCGACTGCAGCCGCACCATCCGGGGTTTCCGAACCGTCCAGATAGAGACCCGATACCCACTGCGCCGATGCCGATGCGGAGGCAAAACCCGCACTGTCGATCAGAGCGGACGGGAGTGCCATATCCTCCAGCAGCAATCGCCGGACGATATCCAGCGGATATGTCTCCAGTGTCCCTGACGGGAACGCCCCCACGACATCCGCCGTCACCGCATTGGAGGGAGACGAACCGAGCTGGAAAAGCCCCCGGATGTTATCGGTCCGAAATTGTCCGGCGGCGACCGATCCAGAATATAGGTCTGCCACATCGCCGGCATAAGTCGTGCCCGCATTGCCGCCGATATACACAGTCGGCACCCGGCCAGGCGCATCGGAATACTGGTAGATCAGGTGCGCCGGGTCGACCAGCACCGGCGTCACGTTCCGGATCGGGTCATTCCACGTGCCGCCCCGGGCCATGGGGCGCGCCCGCCCGGCCAGCGTGGAGGTGCCATCCAGTCCGCCCGTGCCACCATAAAGATCGGTCTGCACCGGACGTTCCAGCCAGTATGTGGCATCCCGCAGCGGGATGCTCAGCACTCCATCACCGAGAAACCAGGGCGTGGCGACACCCTGCCAGATCCGTGTCAGACTGCTGATGGACGGATCGACATAGTAATCGCGGGCCGCATCGTGCGCCTTGCGTCCGGCGCGGATCACGACTGTTCGGCCATCCGCGTTGCGCATTGCGCCAATGTCATCGAAATGCCGGTCGGCATTGGATATTTCAAGCTCGCCCCATGATGCCCCGACAGCGGAGATGGACGGGTCCAGATTGATGGCTACATCCACCGCGAAAGCGGATTGCAGATACGGAGGATAGATCTGCACTCCCTCCGGATCGGTCGGCAGGCTGCGATACCCCATATCGCTGACGCGCAGCGTGTCCGTGCTGTCACCCCAGTTCGCATATAGGGCAAGCGCACCCCATGGCAGCGCACCCCATCCCATTTCCGCCAGACTGGCTGATGCAGGTGGCGATGCGGGAAGATAGGTTTCTATCTCCGCCGCGAAGAACAGCGCAGTGCTCATGACGCAATCCGGCTGATGCCGGAATTGCCCTGCTTAGTGACCAGAAGCAGTTGCTGCAAGGTTGCCTGCACCTTGCCGAGTGACTCCACCAGCTCCGCTGTCTGCGCCTTCATGGCTGCTGTCATGGCGGAGGCAGTCAGAGTATCCGGCGGCATCTGCGTGATTTTTAGCGCGTCGTTCGTGACGGATGAGAAGGCTGCCGCGTAATCTGCCGTGCTGCCGTAGAACGCTTTTGCCGCGGCCAGATACGTGTCCGCATAACCCGTGAATTTCATGGCCGAGTTATAATCACCAGCGAGAGCAGCACCGGACACGGCCTGATACTGGCTGCGCGCCAGATCCAGCTTTGCCTGTGGGGACAGCACGGACTGATCCCCCTGTGCCAGCCTTGTGGCCCAGTCACCAATGCCGTTGATCAGACCTGCGACATTGGCCTGCGCGGATTTTTCCGCTTCCTTCGCCTGCGCGGCATAGGACGCGATGATGGCCAGACGTTGGGTCGCCAGACTCTGTTCCGCTTCGGCGATCTTGCTGGCATAGTCGGATGTCTGTGCATAGGACGTGCCATAAAGCTGGATCAGGCTGGCGCGGTAATTGGTGATCTGCAGTTTTGAGGACTGATCGAAATCGATCAGATCAGCCCCCTGATTCAGAAAGCGCGTCGCCCCTTGCCCCCATGCCGAGTTATCGTTGGCAGAGATCAGCCGCGCCTGCGCCCGCCAGTCCGCCGAGATATAGCCTACCCGGGTCACATTCGATTGCTGGAAGCTGGAGGTCAGTTGCAAATTGCCCAGCTCCTGCGCCTGAAGACGCTCGGCGGACAGCGTGCGTTCCAGATTGACGGATTGCTGGACATATTCGGCCATGGCCGTTGCGGAATCGCCGTAGACATCCTGCCATGATTTTTTCAGGGCTTCGCGCTGCTGTTGAGCCTTGATGTCGAAAGTGCTCATGGCGGCATCGACCGAGGAGGCCGAGCCGTTCGAGGCCGCCATGCCGCGATAGGTGACCGCAAGGTCAGCCTCCCGCAGGCCGCGCAGTTGCTGGGCGAACAGCTCGCCGGAGAGCTGGGCGAATTTATCCGCCAGTTGCTGCACCACATCATTCAGGCCCCATGCCTGGGCTTGTCCGGATGCCTCCGCATAGGGTTTGTTGAGGTCGGCAATCTGCTTTTCAAACGCGCTGGTTGGTCTGGTCGTAGCCTGCAGCAGAGCTGGCACCGTTCCTTCCGTGAAACTGTAGACCTGCTGGATGGCCTGCTGTAGCGCGGTCTGATCGGCATAGGTGTGGCCCGGCAGCGCGCCCGCCAGACCGCGCGAGAAGGTGCTGCTGTCTGCCCAGTCCGCTTTGCCGATCTGAAGATTTTTGAAATTGCGATCCATCGCGTTGAGATGGATACCCAACGCATCCAGCCCGGTTGCAAAATTCGCCACCGCCGTCAGATCAGCGGCCAGCGCGTTGGGATCGGCATAGGACTGCCCCACAATCTGGCCATGCGCGGCACGGGTGTAATTGCTGGTATCATTCGCTGCATCAAAGCGCAGATACGGGAACAACTCGCCGAAAGTGCGGACCGCCCTGATGCTGCTTTCCAGGCCACTGCCGACGATGCCGACCCGACCACCCGGAATGTTGTTCAGAACGTCACTGGTGTTCGCAATTTTGATCTGGAACAGATCGAGCATTTTGTTGACAGCATCGATGCCGGCACGGGCGTTTTCCCGCTGGGCATCAAACGTTTTTCCTGCGACCTGCTGATGCGCGTTACCGATGGCCAGATGACCATCCTGATTGAGGATATCGACCTGAGAATAGGGGTTCTTCGGGCCGGGGCCGAAGAAAGAACCGACCATAGCGCCAAGAGCAGCACCAACCGCGGTGCCCAACACAGGGAATACCCATGTGCCAATAACGGCTCCTGTTACCGCCGCACCCGCTACGATCCCCGCCTTCTCAAGATCGCCTTGTATGAGGGGGATGGCGACCCCGACAACGGCAGAAATCCAGGGGATGGCTGCTGCAATTGTGGACGCAGAAATACCGCCTGCCGCTCCGGCGGCATTGGCTGCACCACTGGTTGCAGAGGCTGCACCCGAGAGATAACCAGCGCCTGATATGCCCATGTCAGCGGCAAATCCAGTCGCGGATGCGCTCCCTGCAAGCCCGGCAAAACCGGTTGCCCCTGCCATCGTCAGCGCCTGACCGGCTGCGTAGGCAGACGGATACAGCACCATATTGATGGCGCTTGCGATATAGCCTGACGCCAGCGCCGTCGCGTTATTCAGCGTGCCGCCAACCGTGCCGAGCACGCTGGAGGCACCGTCCTTGACGGTCCCCAGCGCATTAACAGCGCCATCTTTCGCTGCCTTCACGGCATCAGACACATACCCCACCATTCCGGCGCTGGTATGGGCCGCACTCGCCGCCGCGTTACCTGCCGCATTGGCTGCACTGGCGGCTGCCGAGGCGCTGCTGCTGAACAGATGCAGGCTGTCGGCTGCCTTCAGCGCAGATGCTCCGACACCAAGGATCGTGAAGAAATCACCCCCACCCGCCGCGGAGCCCACCGAGGAAATCGCGCCCAGCGTACCGCCAGCCGAGGCTGCCGCCCCTGACGCCGCACCGCTGACGCTGTTTCCGATCGACGGCGCTGCCCCCGCACCGCCGCTGACCACCAACGCACTGACACCAGCCCCCAGCGCCATGAGGCTGCCCATGTCATAGCCGCCCGATATACGCCCGGAGGAAGATGAACCGCCATAGCCAAGCAGAGAGGACAACACACCATCCAGCGTGGCCAGACCGCTATCCTTGCCGTTCAGCCAGTTTTTCAACGGGTTGATCAACGCCAGTTTCATCAGTTCCTGAATGGCGGCGCTGGCCACCGCATTCATCACATCCTTGAATTTCAGCGCGCTGATGGTGCCGTTGGCGAAACCCGCCGTGATGGCGGTGCCGATAGTGGAACCGAGATCATCCCCGAACCGGCTGATTTCCGAGAAATTCGCCTGCATGGCATCGCGGTAGCGCCTGGCATCCGCCTCCGCTGCCGCAAGCTGAATGCGGCGCTGGGCCAGCGGCTGGCTGATATCCATACCAGCCGCAACGACAGCCTGAGATTCACGATAGATCGACAGCAGCCGATCCTGCGCATCGGCCCCGAGGCCGGCCACCTCCGTTTCCCGCTGCAGCAGGGCAATCGATTGCTCATGCGCCTCTATCGCCGGGCCGTTTCGGGCATCCCGCTGGACGGCAGAAAGGGTGTCATAGCTGTTGGTCAGGATCTGCACCTGACGCGCATATTCGGCGGTGCCGGGAATAGCCGTTTCCCGGGCCTGCTGCTCCGCTTTCGTCGCGTTTGCGACATGCTCCGCCGCCGCCGCGCCTGCCAGAGAGGCATCGGCCTGAATGCGGATCGCATGCGCCTGCCGATCAATGACGCTGACATTTTGCGCGAAGATGTTGCCCAGCGCAGCCTGTTTCGCTGCCGTGGCGGCGTCAATCTCTGCCTGCGATGCGCCCTGACTGGTCAACTGCTGGCGTATCTGAAGCAGATCGCGGCTGGCCCCGGCCAACGCACCGGACTGCTCAGCCTGTTCCCGCAGGGAGTGAATCGTTTCCTCTGCCGGGCTGCGCAGATTTTCCAGTGCCACCTGCTGCTGATGCAGATGGACGTTCAGGCGACCGGTGGTTTCCGCGTATTGATCCTGCGACATGCGGCCTTCCGCAAAGGCTGTATTCGCCTCCCGGATCGCCTTTGCATCCAGAGTGATGGAGGCGATGATATCCTGCCGCTGCGCATAGAGTGTGCCGCCAGCACTGGTATAAGCCTGATCGATGGTGCGCTGTGATGCTGCCACCTGATCTGCCGCACGAACGGGCGCGGCCAGTTTTTTCACATATTGCTGCGTTTCCTGCGGGAGATCGGCAAAGGTGCTCCTGCCGTCGTGGATCGCATCGGCCAGCCCGGTGCCGCCATTATAGGCGATGGCGACCAGCGCCGGATCGCCATCATAGCGCCGCCACAGATCGGCAATAATGGTCAGACCGGCATCGACATTGCTGCCGGGGGAAGCGAGCTGCTGCGCGGAAAAACCGTATCGTGCGCCAGTGCCGGGCATGATCTGGAATGCGCCGAGTGCGCCCGCGCCGGAGGTCAGCACATCACCCCCGCGTCCGTATTGCTGGCCGCCGCTTTCGATCCGCATGATCCGCTGCGCCAGATCCAGTTCTGACGTGCTGAAACCACGTTGCCGGGCGCTGGCGGCCAGCGTGTCGGTAAGACTGCCGGACGTGCTGCCGGAAGATGCACCGGTATAGCCGAACAGGGAAAGCGGGTTTTCCGCACCCTCGTACGCCCGGCCAAGCGCCCGCCGCATCGGCTCCGGAATAGTGTTCCAGAGTGCCTGCATGGAGGCCGCGCCACGATCCAGCAGCCCCATCACGGATGTCAGCCCGTCAATCGCTGCCGAGGCCAGCCAGGTGATGGAATCGCCGGTTGACCGTGCGAATTCGCCAACAGCGCTGGTTCCGGAATGGTATGAGCCTGAGAGACGCTCGACAGCCTGCTGCAGTGGCGTCAGGTCAGCGGCAGCGCCTCGTGCGGCTTCACCCATACGTCTGGTCAGGAGTGCAGATGCAGCCGAGGCTTCGCCGGAAGCCTGCAACAGCTCGATCGTATGGGCCAGCGCGGGGTTGATGCCGAGCTGGTGGGCATCCGCCAGACGGCGCGCTGCCGCTGCCGGATCCTGCAGGGCCTGCGCCAGCAGGGAAGCTGCTGTCGGTACATCCTGCCCCATCACACGCGCCAGATCACGGGCCTGCCGCACGTATCCACCCAGATCGCCGACCGCCACTGTCGGCACGGCGGCAATAGTGGATGACGCCGTGCGCATATCCGATAGCGAGCCGAGGCCCTGCGCCGCCATGCTGCGGGAGACTGCATCAACGGCTGCCCCGGCGGAGGCATAATCCGCCCGTGTGGCACGCAGCGTTTCCTGCAAATCAAGCAGCTGACGACCGGATTTTTCCGCACTCATGCCGATGGCGGCGACGCCCGCCACCATGGCGGCCACGGCAACAGCGGGAAGGCCGCCAATGGCCGCGAAAGCCGCACGTCCGGCAGTCGCCAGACCGCTGAAAGAGGCTCCAGTGGCGATCATCTGATCCGCCACCTGATGGCCCTGCTGGATCAGCGTCATCATCACCGGCTGGCCGGTCGCAAGGCCGCTGACGGTCTGGATGGCCTGAATCGACAGCCCACGCATGGCTGCACTGGCCGCGCCAGAGGATTCCGAAAGATGCCCGTGCATCTGCACGGCGTTATCCATCGCGCCATGGGCACGCTGAAAAGCAGCGGTTTCACGATCCCGCGCTGCCGCCGCCTCGATCGCGCTCAGCGCGCCGATCTTCTCGGCCCGCTCGATCTCATTCAGCACATCCTCATACTGGCGGGAGGCGGCAAAGAGCGGATTGAAGCGCGCGCGCAGCCGGTCCAGTTCGGATCCATATGCTGCAATATCCGCCGCCCGGTGTGCACCGCTGAAATCGGTGCGCACGCCGAGCACGCCGTTATACGCTGCCTGCGCACGGGTCGCGGACGCCACAGCGGCGGCTGTTTCCGCCATGGCACGGGCTGATTCCTCAGCCGCACGCCGCGCCATGCCCTGTGCCTGCGCCTGTGCCGCAGCAGCCTCCGCCAGGCCGCGCATGGCATCATGGCTGGCCCCCAGCGTGCCGTTCTGCGCGGCCAGTGCAGTGCGATGCGCTTCCGCCTCAAACCGCGCCTTGCCCAGGCTGGCGCCAAGCTGCTCCACGCGCTGCGCGCTGGAGGTCAGGACGCGGTTTGCTTCCTCCTGCGATACAGAGCCACGCTCGACCTCGCGGCGCAGCTGCTCCTGCAAGGTGGTGTGGCTGTCCAGCAGCCGCGCCAGCCGGGCTTCCAGCCGTGAAACTTCATCCACGCGCGCCGCCATTTTCTCATAGGCCGGAGACGCTTCCAGAATACGGCCCGTGCTGTCATTGACCGCACTGGCGGCACGCCGCGCCGTCTGGCCGACACGCGTCATGGCCCCGTCGAACCGGTCGGCAGCCTCCGCCCCCGCATCCAGTGCTGCAGAGGCGTTATCTTCGACCGTATTACGCAGGATGATTTCTTCGATGAGCGCCATCAACCTCTCCGCTCGGCCAGCACAAGGGCCGGATAGGTCAGCAGCTCCCCGGCACGGGAATCACGCCGGTTCGTGGGACGTGGGGCATGCAGGCGGGAAAAGCCGCCTTTCCGGTCCCATGTCAGGCCACTTTTCATGGCGCGGCCCTTGAGCACGTAGTTTTCAAGGCCGACGCCACCCAGCGTCACAAAACGTCGCTCCGCCAGCAGGTTCGGATAGCGACGCAACACACCCTGTCGCACGCTTTCTACAATGCGTGGCGGCGTGCGTGTGATCTGGGCACCCATGTCGATCTTGCGATGATAGGGCTGCGTGTTGACGATGATCACTTCCGCATCCGGTGGAATATCGGCAACCGGTCCACGCAGTGGCACACCGTTGACCGCGATGATCCAGGCATCACGGTATGCACCGGTCAGGACCGGCGACCGCTTCCGCATCTGATCCAGCGCCCATGACGTGGCTTCCGCCAGATAGCTGAACAGGAAGGCGATGGTGCCACCACCAATCCGCACCTGCTCCAGCGGCACGCCCTCGCGCCCGTCGACATAGGTGCGATACGGCTCCGGGTGACCATCCCGCCGCAGCTCTGCCAGCCTGTCCCGGGCGTAGGCGGCAACACGATCCTGCATCGCCTGCGTGGACGCCGCCCCGTTCAGGGCGAGCGTCACGTTCCGGCGCATCGCAGCTGCAATTCTGGCCATCGGATTGTCCAGATAAAAGGCTTTACGTTTTACGTAAAGCGTATTATGTTTTGCTCATGATCAAGTCATGGGCAGACAAGGCGGCGCAGGAGCTTTTCGAGACGGGTCGCTCAAGGCGATGGGCAACGATCAGGAAAGTTATCCAGCGCAAGCTGGATATGCTTGATGCCGCCACCGCGCTGGATGATCTGCGATCCCCGCCAGGCAACCGGCTGGAAATGCTGAGTGGTGACCGGGCGGGGCAATACAGCATCCGCGTGAACGATCAGTTTCGCATCTGTTTCAACTGGACCGAGGCCGGACCGGAAAATGTTGAAGTTGTCGATTACCACTGAGGAGAAACAATCATGACCCGTATCAGAACCCATCCGGGAGAAATCCTGCAGGAAGAATTTCTGGTCCCTTTGGGCCTGACCGCAAACGCTCTGGCGCGTGCCCTGCACGTTCCGGCCAACCGCATCACCGCCATCATTGCCGACCAGCGCGGCATCACGGCGGATACGGCGCTCCGGCTGGCCCGGTATTTCCGCACGACACCGCAATTCTGGCTGAACCTTCAGGCTGGTTACGATCTTTCTCTGATCGAGGCAGAGCGCGGGCATGATATCGCAATGACGATCACGCCACACGCGCCCTGACCTACCGGCTTGCAGCAGAGCGCATGGTCTCCATGCGCCGGTTATAGCCTTCCCACCATGCTGCAATATAAACGCGGTCGAGTGCAGCAATGCAGTGATCCAGCACTGCAAAGCCCGCGTCCGACAGACGATGATACCGCGCCCAGGCGCGAACGGCGCGCCATGGAATGGGACGGGGAACGCTTTCCGTTACCGATCCACCCATCGCGATAGAAAAGCCGGTGACAGTGTGGGGACGTTCACTGTCCAAGCGGTTCCAGGCACGCCAAATCCACGCGGAATCAGGGCGGAGGACAGGGCGGCGGGGGATATTATCCCATTTCTGCTGTTCCGCCATCTCGATCAGGAGCTGTGATTCTGCGTCTCCATATTCGAGCTGGTAGCGGAGGACGTCACAGAGTTTCCCTCCATGTCCGCCAGATCGTCGCGGCTGGCGGACGTGACCTTGCCAACCGCAATCCAGCATGCCGAGGCCAGTTTTACGCCTTCGCGTTTCCCCAGCAGGTCCAGAAAGTCGCTGAGCGAGACCGGTGTTCCGTCACGGTGATTGAGGTTGCGGACATCGAGAATCAGATAATCCCGCAGCAGCTGTGCATTCAGAATGCGCTGATCCGCATTCGGGATCTGGGCACGCCCATTGTATTTGACAGCCAGTCTGTCCAAAGCAGCAGCCTGCGCATCGGTAAAGGCATCCGTGAACCCGCGTGTTCTGATTTCAAGATCATCGAACTGGCGTGGGTCAACCCTGACCCATGCCCCGGCCTCAATCGCTTCCGCGTCAACGGTCAAATCTTCCAGAAAAGCCATGTCATATCTCCGTCTTTTTGAAATTCAGATCACGCCGAGGCGGCAGGCACCTTGTCGATCTGGATGGTGATCCCTGAGGTGGGGTCCGGGTTGGCTTCCAGCGTGTAGACATCATCCACAGGCGCATTCTTGCCGGTGATGTTGGCCGCCGGGTTGATCAGCTGGCAGGCAGGCAGCGTGATGCCGTACGCCTGACCGGCCCCATCCACCAGCAGGAAGGACAGGGCGACCGTCTGCTTGTTGCGAACATAATCCCGCAGGGACAGGTCACGCATGAACAGGCCCATGCTGCCGCTGACCTCGATGGATCCCTGCAACATGCCCTGCGCCCGACCGGAGCCGAAGCCATACTGGCCGGCTGCGCCGGTATTGGCGATCTGAATCGACAAATCCTTGACGATGGCACTGACCGGTGCACCATCGACAGAAATGGACTGCACTCCGTTGGTCGGTTGCATCACCAGACCCTGGGGAGCCGCAACGATATTGCCGGTGGATAGGCTGCTGGAGCTTGAATATTCGGTCTTGCTGACCAGCGTGACCGATCCGGTCAGCGCCTGTCCCACAGAGGCGCGCAGCGAAAACTGAGTCGGATAGCTACCGGGATATTGCAGGAACAGCCCGCTGGACAGGCGCTTTTGCAGCCAGATCGACTTGAACAGGTTCCCGTTGACCAGACTGCCACCCGCACGGACCCAGATTTTGGTGGCAGAATAGGCAGGCGTCTCAGTCACGGAGACGGTATTCGCTGCCGTAAATTTCAGGGCCGTCGCAGTGGAATCACGCCGGACCTGAAATATCTCGTTATTGGCGGCGTTTGCAAAATTTTGCAGACGCACCCACCCCAGCCCCGGAATGGCCGAGAACAATGCGACATTGGCGCTGAGCTTGTTGCTGGCCACATCCAGCGACAGTCCCGGCGTAACACCGCCGCTGGCCGCAGGCAGCACGATGTCTTGCGGCGCAGTCCAGTCATTACCGAGGGCAGCGGAAAAGAAATCGTCAAAGGTGGCATAGGATATTTCAAAGCTGATATCCCCGCCCGCCGTTTCCTGACTGGTGATGCGCGCCGGCGTATCGCGTGTTTTGCGAACTTCGTTGGAGGTCTGCCGGGTTTCGTTGATCTTCAGGGTTTCCGACGTGATGCGGACCGCCTGAAACGCCGTGGCCGGAGGTGTCATAGTCGCGCCACCACCCCACAGCGTTTCCACGGCATACGACATTTCCGCGTCCGTGGTCTGCGCACCGGCACTGTAGCCGCTGGTTCCAGCCATATCATTATCTCCGAGAGATGAAGAAGAGCGCGGCTACGCCGCGGTGAGGCTCTGGTAGAGCCAGTGGATCGTGACAGAGGTCAGCCAGAGCACGCCTTCCTGTCCGCCCATACCGATTTCGATATCGGTGAAAATCATCGGTCCCTCTGACGGGGCCGCGAAAACGGATGCCACCTGTCCCGCCAGAGCCTTGGCCGGGTCTACGCCGGTGCCCTGTTCCGTCACGACATGGATCAGCAGCTGACCGCGCTCATCCCAGGCAGGCGGCCCGCCCACACCCATGCGGGAGCGGTATCCGCCTTCCATCTCCACCACCAGATAAGGCGGCAGAGGCGGCGTGTCTGGCGTGAGATCATTCGGCCAGATGATCGGCACACCAGGAGCAGCCGCTTGCAGCCGTGCCTTTGCCGCCTGCCATGGCGCAAGGGTGGACATTATTCGTGTCCGGATTCATCGATGTGATGATCATCTTCATGATGATCATCCGTGGCCTGGTCGTGGCCGTAGCCAGTTTCTGATGAAGGCTCTGCATAATCGGCGTTTGCCGGAGCAGGCTCCGGTGCAGGTGGATCCGAGGCCGGGATGACCGGAGCCGCTTCGTCGAGCGGGAAAACCGCGTGGCGCAGGCCGATTTCATGCGTCCGGGATACGGCTTCCGCCAGCGCATCACCAGCGGTCTCCGCATCATATGCGGATTCCAGATGAAAAACCCCGCTATTCGGCTCTGACTCGATCAGCCGGTAATATGTGACCTTCACGGGAAAACTCCTCACACTCTTATGGTCAGGATATGCAGGGCGGACACCCCGCCGATGAATCGCGTGTCACAGAACTGGACATTGGCCACTACGCCATCAACGATCATGCGATCGTCGCAGCGGGGCGCAGTACTCCAGCCTGCCGCTGCAAGCGCCTGTGCGGCAATGCGGACCTCCCTATCCCCCTGCCGAAGGGCGCCAACGATTTCCTGCGGGCGATAGGTGCGGATGACGGCTGGCACAGATACACTCGCCGTGCCACGTCTGATTTCCACCAGACGCCCTTCGCGAGCGATATCGGTAGTCACGGCTGCTGCCATGGTCATGAGGCATGAACCTCGTAACGGGCCAGCAGGCTGGCAGCTTCCTGTGGCAAAGCCGTTCCCTGCCCCGTGGACAGCAATGAAATGCTGCTGACGCCATCCGTGCTGTGACTGCGCAGCAAAGGATCACGGCCACGGGCGTGCCAGTAGCTGGCTACCGTAACGAGTGCCGCCCGCTGCACGTCACCAGGAAGCTGATCATCATAACCAACCGATCCGAAGGCTGGATCATCAGGCAATATCCAGCCGGCGGTATATGTCACCGCCACCCGGCCACAGCGATGGATCTCCAGCATGCCAGCGGCAAGATCGACGTCGTATTCGGATTCATCCATCAACACGCCGTCCAGCATGACAGACTGGATGGAAGCCAGAAGTGTCACTGATAGCAGCACCGGCAACGGAGCCGCCGCACGGAATGTCTCCGTCACCGTGCGGCGGCCGAATACGCGATGGCAGGCGCTACAGATCGCCTGACTGGCCTGATCGACCAGCCGTTCAATCGCCGCAAGCTCCGTATCCAATGCGCGCAGCTCCGTCTGCACGACGCCGGGGGCGATCAGACGTCGGCCATTTGGAGGAACGATGACCGTCAGCATGACTATTCCCGTGTCTCCGGCACTGCTTCATCACGTGTTTCATAGGCAGCGATCTCTGAAGCGGTGAGGTATGGAATACCTTTTGCCAGAAGCTCCTGACGCTTCTGATCAGCCGCGATGGCGCGGGCTTTACGGCGATCAAATTCATTGAGAGGCGGAGCATCGACGGCAAAGACGGAAGCGGCCTGAGCCGCCTCCGGAGATTTTTCATCGGTCATGGTAATATCCTCGGTCTGGTCGCTCAGGTGCTGCACTTCATCAGCTTGACGGCATTGCTATCGAGCAGCATGCCGCCTACGCGCTTGGTGCTGTAGAAATTGACGAAGGGTTTCTCTGTGAAAGGATCACGCAACGTGCGGATGCCAATCCGGTCAAGAATTCTGTAGGCCCTCTTGAAATCACCGAAGCCGATCGGGAAAGCATTCGCGCCGATATCCGGCATTTCCTCGATATCGGTGACCCCATAGCCAAGGATCTGGCCGGGTTCCCCAGCCTGCAGGCCTGGCTGCCACAGATAATTGCCCTGGGCATCCTTCCATTTACGGACAGTCGACACTGTTTTGCCGTTCATCAGCCAGCCGGCGTTTTGGCGGTAGCCCTTTTTCAGGGCGTAGATCATATCGATCAGTTTGTCGGCTGGTGCAGTTGAGGGCAGATCAGCGGCCACTCCGGTTGCCAGAAACTGGATCGTGCCAAATGCACGTGCAGCATCATTTGCAGCAGACATCGACGAAGACAGAAGCCCCTTGGGCTTTTTTGAACCGTCTCCCAACAGGAATGCAGCGCCTTCCTGTTGCCCTATCTGATACGCCGTTTCGCTGGCATAAAAAGCTTCCAGATCAATGATGCTGTCATCAAGCAGTTTCTGACTGACCTGGATGTTGCAGTAAATCTCACCGAACGCACCGCTGATGGTGCCCCATTTCGCACCGGTGGTATGTGGACGCGAATCTGTTTCTCCTACCCAGCCAGATCCGGCACCGCCAAAATTGACACGCTGGCTGTAATCCTCCGAACTCACCTGAAGGACATCGAACAGCGATCTCACCGCGCTTTGTGCCCGAAGCAGCTCCAGCATTCTGGCATCCACGATGTGTGGCACCAGCAGACCGCCGTCTTCCGGCACAGCAGTGGTATTCGCCCGGCGCTCAAGATCACGCAGTTCGTCCTCCCCGCGGCCCCGGCGCATCCATGTATTCCAGGCGGTTCGGTGCTCAATCACCTCTGCTCGTTCCTGGTTGCCAGCGCCAGCCGCAGCCGGGCGAGATCCACGCGTTTCCATATCCCGGACCACCGTTGAAAGGCGGGTCAGTTCGTCATTCAAACGGGTGACCTTTTCATCCGTCACCACATCCGGGCTGCCACGTTTCTCGATCTGAACGATCCGCAGATCGTTTGATTCACGAAATTCGCTGAAAGTTTTCTGGAGTGATCCGACTGCGTTCATGACGTCGGAGATGGACGGACTTTCGCCCGCGCTGCGCGTTTCCAGATGATGGTTGGCCATGACTGATCCTTTGATAATGTCAGGAAAGGGCCTGTCGCGCGCCATTCAGCGCTGCGAGCACACCCGACAGATCGGCCTGATCCTCATCCCGAAGAGCAGCCCTGAAACCACGCGAGGCGATTGCCTTCGCGCGGCTGTGCGAGAAGCCTGCATCCCGCAGGAACTTCTCGAAATCACGCTCCGTGCGGATATCTGACCGCACATTGTCGACACGTGCGCCAGGATTGGCAGCAAACGTGACGATGCTGATCTCGAACAACGATGCATCCGTAATCGTCCGGATGCCGGTTGTGTCGTCGAAATCATATTTGTTGGTGCGGAACCCAACCGACAGACCGTCCAGCGCCCCATCCTTCAGCAGGGCATATGCTTCCTGGGCGCGCTGTACCTGCATGGTCAGCCGCCCCTGCACCCTAAGCCCGCGCGTATCCTCGCTGATGGCCGTGTAGACACCAATCGGCTGACTTGGATCATGCTGCCACAGCAGCTTGGGCATCGTGCCGGACCGACGGGACATCGCCAACGTGTTGGAGAATGCGCCGGGTGCAAAGCGGGTGCCATAGCTCTCCTCGATGACGCCGAAGGCTGACCCATATCCTTCGAAACTGCCATCCTCGGCCAGACTTCGACACTCGAAAGGGACTGCCATCTCGTCACGCCACGGCCTGCCCTCTGCTGCCCTGGTCAGCACAGACATGTGATTTTTCCTGTAAGTGTTGATGGTGGGTCGGGATTCGAGGTAAAAGTCACCTGCTGCCAGCGACCATCAGAAAGACGCTCTACCGAGGCGTTACCGGGTTTCACCCAGGCACGGATGGGGATATGGTGCCCCCCGCTGGCAGCTATCCAAGCTTCACAAACTGAGAGCTACGACCAATCGCTTCTTTCGGTACCCGGATAACTGTGACCAGCCTGTTTCCCCCCTCCGGAGCACCCGGCCGGAGCATAGTTCAATCCCGACCGCACAGTTCAGGTCATTTCTTTCGCGATCTTCCGACCACTTTACGAATGACGGCTTCAATCTCGTCCCGCCCCCTCGTATCAGCAAGGTCCGGGACGATTTCCCATGCCCAAGTATTGAACAGATATTTGTCTTCTTCGTCAGACTCCGGCTTAAACCGTCGCAGAATGGAGGTCCGATAATACTCATTCTTGACGTCGATTGGCTGGTCACCTGCGAGCTTCAGAATGACCTTACGAAGTATTTCCTGCTGCAATCGTGGAATGGAGGCCAGTGCCAGCTCCTCCGCTCTGGCTATGATATCCGTCAGCAACTGTTGCGAAAATATGGCTGTGCTTTCGACCGATTGCCCCGGCAAAGGCAGCGCCAGATGTATGGCAGGTGCTGGAACGATCTGCTCCCTTTGCATCATCGCATCAAACGCCCGGATCACCCGCAGATGGAAAGCCGGGCTGATCCACATCCCGTAGGCATACACCAGTTCCTTGACCACGTAGGTGCCGTTGCTTTTGCCATCGTTGATGACGTTGATGGGGCCTGTGGGAATTCCCACCCCCCTCCTCACATCTGAGGAGGGGGCTATTTCCTCCGCCAACGCCCGCGTTGTATCGAGGCGCATGAAATTGGCAGGCTGCTTTGATTTTTCTCCTCCGGCTGCCTTATGGCAATCGTTCAAACAGAACCGTCCCTCGGCATCCTGCCGGATCGGCGTGTTCAGAATCGACAGAGTCGTGGTATGGGCCTGCGCAGCCTGCATCATGGGTATCTCCATGGTTCGGGTTAGGGACGGTTGGGCGTTGGCGCGCTCTTCCGTCCCGCTTGAAATTCTGATATCTGAGTTTTTATGGCGCGTCAAGAAACATTGATATCAAAGAAACGCGGCCCTAAGCCTAAAGGGGCAGTTGGGGTCATGGTTCGCATTCCTCCCGATCAAATTGAACGCCTGGACGCCTGGATTGCACGCCAGCCTGACCCTAAACCGTCACGGCCCGAAGCATTGAGGCGATTGGCGGAAGCGAAAATCAGCGAAGACCACGAAAGTCAGTAATTCCGAGAGTCTGTCCGCTGGCTGCCCTCCCCCTTAATGCCGGGGCCTGGTGAAGAAGTTGGGACAGGGATCCCACGACCGTCCAACACCGCGATATTGACAGGAAGAGTTGGCCGATCAATGCCACTCACCGGTGCAAGCTCCTCGAGCTCGCGCACATCGGATCGCAGCAGCCAACCAGCATTAATGCCAAGCTGATAGGCTTCATACCGAGTTTTGATGTCCGCGCGCTCAAGCGCCGCCACATTGTGGCGGACGTAGATGGTTTGTCCACGCGGAACAAGGCTCCGCGCAACTGCACTTTCCCACCGTTTGACCCAAGGCAGCAGGCTGAATTTTACATGCGCCAGAAAAAATTGCTCCGCGCTCGCAAAAGTCGGTGACTGGTCTCCGGCATGTCCGATCATCAGTGTAAAAACGCGGAAAGCGCGGGCAATCTCCTCGATCTGATGCTTTCGGGTCTCCAGATGCTGGCTATCTACGCCGGTCATGCTGATCGGCGTATATTTTGCGCCACGATCCAGAATCAGCGTTCTGAACCTGTTGATGCCCGCTATCCGTGATTCCAGCATCGCCGACAGGCGTTTGTAACCGGCATCATCCAGCGTGCCGTCCATGCTGTAGAGGCCGCTCGTTTGCGCCCCATTGCGGTGCATATCCGCATGCGCCTGCTCTGCTGCCATGCTCAGACCAATCGCATCGCGCGCCACGCGGACAATATCCAGACCTGATACGCTATCCCATACAGGTCCATGCAGATGCAGCACCTGGTCACTCGTCAGGACGATATTATGCCCATCTGGCAGCGTCACCCGATACCGGATCGACCAGTCCGGCTGACGCTCGATGCTATACCAGCCTGGCACCAGCGGCAGAAGCTCCCGCAGTTCCCCACCAACAATGTGCTTGTAGGCAACACCGTTGCCGGTCAGTACCGCATAGAGCGTCAGCAGTTCCCGGAACTCTTCCCCTGTCTGCCAGTCGTTCGGTCGGTCAAGCAGCTTTTGCAGCGGGCTATCGAAAAGCGGAATGCGACGTGATCCGGAGCGTTGATAGACGCCCAAAGGCAGACCGCCAACATCCTCTGACAGTACGCGACCGCAGGCCAACACAGTGGCTACATCAAGCGCATTTTGCCAGTTTACGGATAACCCGGTCTGTGACAGTGACCCTGCCGTGAGATCACGATAGAGATCATGCACATCATACGGTTTTTCCCGCCGCTCCAGATGAAACAGCCGGCCGAAAAATCCCATCAGTCATGATCCCAGAATGAACGAGCTGGATGAGACATCTCGTTGGTCGCAGCGCCAATCGCCATCGCGATAGTCACCATGCCGTCGATCCGTCCACGTGACCGTTTTTTGTCAAACGCGCGGTTTTCCAGCCCATCGCTGTCTATCTGCGCATTGGCAGCGCAGGAATACGTCACTGGTGACCGTTCAATGGTCACAGTGCCTGCCAGAATACGATCCTCGGTACGCTCGATTGAGCGTGGCATCGTCAATTGGCGGTCCTCGAAGCGCACCATCTTACCCTGAGCATGCGAGACCATCCGCAGACCAATACCAGGAGCCTGATCAGGGTCTTTATAGCGCCAGACATCGAAGCCAATCTGTTCGCAAGAGGCGATGAAATCTTCAATCTGGGCCGGGTCGAAAGCCATGAATTCGACCTCATGCTCAATGCATATTTTCTGCACCTGAGCCGCCACAAAAGTCTTGTCGATCACCGAACCCGGGACGGCCGTCAGATAGCCCTGCTGCGCCCAATCCGGATAGGGTGCGCCGTCGGCTGTCGCACGGTCCTCCAGACCCTGCTGGCGGGTCCAGTAATAGGTTTTTACATAAAGATGACCATCATTATCCATCCAGCAAACAGATAGCGCGGTCAGATCGTTCTTGCTCGACAGATCCAGAGAGAGCCAGCATCGGTGGCCCCGTAGTGCGTCGTAATCGACCTCTCCCTGCACCGCATCCCAGGCCGCCTCATCAATCCAGAAATCGACTGTTCCCAGCGGGATCCCGAAATACAGCCGCTTCACAGAGGCAGCCTTTGAGATCAGCACGCGGGCCGTGGCAACGGCACTGCGAATATTCTCTATCGGGAAGGTGATCCCCAGTGCCGGGAGGGCCTTGCTCCAGCTCCCCTCATCATCGAACACCGTTTCCCAGTCAGACCGATCAACCCGTGCTATGAAAGAAAACGCGCTGTCGTCGCGTATCTCGCCTCGAGCGACCTTCTGGTAGAAATCAGAGTATTCAGTGGCAACAATCTGGGTGATGGCAGGAGTATTCGTGCCAAGCAGCATCAAGGCATCCCCAGGCATTTTGTCCAGAGCGGCTTTCCACATTTCAATGGAATGATTGGTCTTGAACTCGTGAATCTCGTCGGCAAGGATCGCGCTGGGTCTGGGACCGGAGATCGCATCGCCATTCGCCAGCGACTGAAATTTTGCACTGGATCCCGGAAATTCGATTTTCCAGGCATTATCGAGCGCACCGCGTATGATCACGTCTCCCCGGTTTTCGAGTGTCTCCCTCTCCTCTTCCGGTACCTCACCCTGCCCCGGGATCGATGCCCGGCACATCGCCACCGCATCACGAAACAGCACATTGGCAGTCGCACGATCCTGACCGATTGAGTAAATTTCCGCCCTCTGGATGCCGTAGAAGCCGCCCATATACAGGCCCAGTCCAGCCATCAGAGGGCTTTTCGCCTGCCCTTTTCCGGTTTCAAGCCAGCCATTGCGGAAACGTAGCCGCCCGGATGCCAGACGCCAGCCAAATAGCGACCCGATCGTGAATACGTGCCAGGGTAATGGGTGGAAGGGGTGCCCTTCCCGCGCTCCGGCTGTTATCGACAGCACCGCCGGGAAAAAATCCAGTGCATGGGCTGCACGCTCCGGTCGCCAGAAAAGTCCACGCCGCTCCCCGTCTACGATGTCCTTCAAATGCCGCTCGGCGGAATATCGGACCAGCTCTCCGGCCCCAATCCGGCCTTCAACAACATCACGCGCCCAGGCAGTGGTTGGATCATCTGGCAAACGGTCGGAGATATGCGTCGGATGCACGGGTCGATCTGATTTTCTTCTCGATACGTGCCGCCGAGGTGCGGCGGCGTGGCGACAGACCCAGCTCGGCCTCAAGAGCGGCAGCGTCCGCTGCTATCTCCCGCAGGGCTGAAAAATGCGGACTGAGACGGGTAATCGCTCTGGGGCTCCCTCTCTTTGGCTTCAATACAAGCCCCTCCTCCGTCACAATCCTGGCAGCACGGTCATGCAGCAGATAGGCCAGGATCAGACGCTGAACAGCGTGGCCATTGCTCGCCGCGAGAATGCCGCGCTCGCGCATCTCAGTGATAACGATCCGCCAATATTCGTGAGCAGCAGCAATTTCCAGGCCGTCTGTGAGCAGTTCCGTCCAGCGAGGTTCTGCGACAATTCCGCCGGTATCGTCTACGATCTCCATGGATCCGGGGTCCAATCATCAGCAACTTTTTTGTTTTGTTTTTGGCCTCAGTGCGAACGGAGCCCGGCGGCGGTGCAGGTCCCAAATCGCCGCAACATTTGATCCCCCCACCCCTGGCTACGTTCGACGGTTCCAGGGGTGGTGCGGATCGATCGGTCGACCGGTTAGGGTGACACCACGAAGGCTGCCACCCCTCTCCAAAGCCTGCTTTGCCCCATTGTGGCAACCGGCACAGAGAGACTGGAATGGACCTGTCCAGAAGAGCCTCTCATCACCTTTGTGAGGCTGCACATGGTCACAAACTGTAGCTGTAGTCCGAATTCCACGCATTGAGCAGATCCGGCAGTATGGCTCCACCCTAAGCTGGGTAGCAGCAAGACGTTTCCATCTGGCTGTCCAATACCAACGGCGGTAGCCGCGTGCTTGAGCAGATCGAGGATCAGGAGCTGCCATCACACCCTCGCAATGTCGAGCGGCAGCTGGACGTACGGCATGTCCTGGTTTGTCCGGTGATAGAAACGAACATATCGCTTGGAGCGATCCGTCCGCACCGCATTGCTGATAGCCTCCATGGCCCGCAGCCACTCCGGATCATCAATCGCCAGCCGCCGCAGGCCTAGAATACGATCAACCTGCAATTTTCCCTGCTGGCCGACATTGAACGCATCCATCACCAGCGTACGGATATGTGCATTCGCACCCTCGCTCCAGCGTGTCAGGCACTGGTCGAGCAGCTGCTTGGCCACTGTCAGCTCCGGTCCGAACGCAATCGTGTCGCTCACCGCCACCAGTACGCGGAGTGACCCGTCATAGCTGCTGAGTGTGATATTGCCCTTTGCCCCTGCGCGCGCACCACGCATCTGGCCGTATTCCTGCGCTAGCACCTCGAGATAGGCATCCACCTCATCAAACGCCCGGTCGCGCAACGCGAGCAACGCGGCGCGCAACGCAGCGGCTTGTTCATGCAAGTCACGCACCAGCCGGTCCTCAAGGATATGCTCAGCCTTCACGCTCTCCTGGCGGATCAGCCGACCGGAGCTATCCTGCATCCAGCCATCAGGCACATCACCACTCATGTGCGGCGTCCCCATTCCCGCGCTCGCTGATTGGCATGATCCGCACGCTCACGAAACCAGCGTCGCAGCCCTTCTGACCCAGCCTTTTTCACCTGAGACGCATAGAATGCCGCTGCCCGACGCCAGCATGTGGCCGTCCGACGAGCGTCAAAATCTCCGCTTCGATGATCCATCACAGTCACTCCGGCAGATATTTCGCGCTGCCCTCGCCGGGCCGCGCATGCACATAGCGAGACGTCGTCGACAGGCTGGCGTGGCCGAGGCTGCCCTGGAGCACATGCAGCGGTGCGCCATGGTCGAGCGCATGAGATGCGTGCGCATGGCGGAGCCAGTGTGCAGACAGATCGGCTGTCACCCCTGCCCGATGCGCCGCCGCCTTCACGATGCGATGCACCTGCGCCCGATCGAGGCTTCCACCACGCTGTGACCGGAACACCGGATCATCAGTGCCAGCATCCCCACGCAGCGCAGTGATTGACCGCCAAAGCTTCGGCTGGATCAGCACCGCCCGCGTTTTGCCTCCCTTACCGAACACCGTGGCCTGACCGCCGCTCTTCGCGCCTTTCATGTCGCGCCACCGCAGTGCGCACGCCTCGCTGATGCGCAGACCGGCCCCATACATCAGCCTCAACAGTGCGTTGTTGCGGGCATTCGGCTCCAGCTGGATCAGCCTTTGAACCTCGGCCTCCTCGATAATCCGCTCAGCGAGGCGATTTTTTACAGCCGGGACGTGGATCGGCTGGCCGATATTCAGTGCCAGATATCCCAGCTCGGCTGCAAACGTGAGCAGGGATTTCATCGCCGCAATCTTCCGCGCCTGGCTCGCCGGCGCGAGGTGATCGAGTGACGATACCCATGCCTGAAGATCGCCTACCGTAGTCTCGCGCAGCGGTCTGGCGAGGAATCCTCGCAGCCGGATCGCGTCGGCTTCGTACGCCCGACGCGTCGTCTCCGGCCTTCCGTGCAGCCACAGCTCCACCAGGTGATCGTCGCTGTTTGCGTGGACTACCTCTCGCGGCGTGATCGGCGTCTCTTTGGAGACGATCTCGACATCCACCAGGGCTGCTCCGACGGTCGTCTGAAACGACCATATCAATTTTTCAGTTATCCGGCGGAAATCCGCCAATTTTCAGGCTCTCAAACAGCCCGATTATACCCCAGTTCCGATGCAACATAACGTCAATTCTGTTGCATCTTTCAGGCCATTTTCACGAACAGCATGCAACGATAACAACGTGGTCCAGCATCACTTATGTTGCGTTTCCGTCGGTATATCCTCCTTGGAAAAGCGACTACCAATGACACCATATTTCCCAAGCGAATTCAGGATGAGCGAAATACCCCAAGCCATAATGGCAAACGTAATCGCACCGATGATCCAACTGTTATATGGCATCGAAAGGCTCGTAAAATTGTCAATCGACAAGTCAATCCGGCCCGGATTATGATCGTCCAAGGTCCGCTCCTTTCACAGAAGGGGCAGGAACAGAAAGCCTCATGCGTTGCTGCGCTTGAGGCTTTCGCTTTTCTGGGTGGGACCAACGAGGACGTGCAGCCCTCTGCATGTGATCCCGGCGAGTATTGGCATCCGTGAACATGACCAGCAGGTTGCCAGCCAGCTCAACAATTTGTCTGTGGGGAACCGGTTCCCCCCGTTAAACCGTCCGAAGCCGTGTTCTCTTCCATGTCCCCTGATCGCAGGGTTCAACCTGGAATGTGCTGGCAATCGGTGCGGTCGCCTCGATTGCTTCCGTTTCCAGCACCTGCCGCCGACGAATCAACAATCGCTCCGCCAGACTCACGCTCCCCCGGCTCAGGACCATTAGCTGGTCCACGCAGATCTGTCGGGGAGACATCATGAAAACGCCGAGCGCCGCCATTCCCAGACCAAGACCGGCCATCTCATCGGCATCAAGGCTGTAAATGCTGCGATGCAGCCCGATCGGAGAAATCAGCCTGATTGGCGCAACGAGTGCGCAGCCGCGTTCGATCCCCAGCACGATACCGCGCCGGCGCTGTGCGTACAGCACAACAGCGCCCGGAGCAGGAAGAGCCTGCACGAACTGCATGGATTGGCGAGTAAAACCGTCTGTGTGGAAGTATGAAGATCAGGCGTCGGACGCACTGATAACAGCGTGACAAAATTTAGGCATACATCTATTAGATGTGTCAATAGTGCAGATGATCTGCCAACCTATCCAGTGCGCAAAACAGCATCCCTGTTGCTGTTTGCTGGTTCACTTTTTTGGCAGCCGCCCATGACGGCAAAGGCATATTCTGCACGGCCACATGGTCCAGCAATCCCGTGCAGAATACTCCGACTGCCTGCCGCATCTGTTCCAGACGCACACCGGCCCCGACCGCATTCTCGATCCCGGTATTCCCGGATGAAGGGCTGGCGCTCATCGACATCGGCGTGACGCATGACCGCACAATGCCCGCTTCCAGCGCCTCCGCAGCGGCTGCGTATGCCTCCCCGGCAGCGATCAGACGCTCCGTGAAAAGAGTGCTTTTCTTCTGCAAGGTCCGCAGCACACTGCTGCGACGAAAGGAAATGAGTTTGCCGTCGCTATCCCTGACTGGCTCGGCCCTGCCACTGTTGCGCTGGGCAGCCGGACACATCTCCTCGGCTGCCTGCTCCGCCTCCATCGCACGCCGAGATGCCATGACGCGGCGCTCTGCTACCTTTACGTCCCGCTCGGCCGTCCGGCGATCTTTCGAGCTGGAGGCAGCCTTCACATGATTTTTCGCAGCGATCACCTGCGCTTCAGCCTCTGCAACGGCTGTCCTTGCAGCATGCTCCGCGAATGCGGGCCGGGTCAGATCGGGGCTATTGTGGGAAAAATTCGCGGGCGGGACGGCAGCAAGCTGCGGCTGGCGCTGGTGCAAATGCATCTCCGAAACAGAATGTTCACGTTTTGCACCAAACATCACGCCTTTTCAACGATTTATGATCCCACCTTTCGCGGCCGACCACCTTTTTTCCCGTTTTCACGCGCAGCCGTCACCTTGGCAGCGCTCCGCGAAGATCCTCCGCTGCGGCCCAGAGCAGCAGCCATCCAGGTCGGAGACCCGAAAATACCCCGGGCAAGCCCCTCAACCAGCACGTCCGCATCAAGCCGCTCCCAATGCAGCCCCTGACCGGCCGGCGTCAGCTCAATTTCCGCCAGATCATGATCGCTTGCATCGGCAATCCCTTCGATCAGATCGACCGGAATTGCCATTTCGACACCATTGCTGAGGGTAACGCACAAGCGCCTGCGTGCAGCGATATAGTGCGCTTCAGTGGCATATAAGGCGCGATCAATCTATGCTCCTCTCCTGCCAGCACAGCACGGCTATAACTTTCATTTTCCATGGGTAGCCTCCCATGCGGCAATCAGGGTTTGGAGTTTACTATTATTAAAAAATACTGTCAGTCGATAGCGTTAGAATAAGTTCGTCCGCTTGCTGCCGCGCAGCACGATGTTTTAGGTCGCCCCCTAAAGTTGAAAAACGTGACGACACCTTCACCTCTTTAATATTGAAATGGTTGGCCGCAAGCTTTTTCACTTCCTCGCCGCTGAGCCCATTAGAAGCATTACCAGCTGGAAAGGTGATAATAACATTTGCTTTTCTGCGAGCAAGAATAGCCAGTAAGTCGTTAAATGCTTGTTTAGATGTTGTAAGCATTGAGAAATCCGACATTGGTCTGTCTTTTTTTTGGGGATAGCGACCAGTCCCCGTTACATCACCAACATCTCCCCGTGCGACGCTCTCAAGCACGTGATAAAAGCGGCTATAATGAACACCCGAATATGGTGGATCTACGAAAACAAGATCGCCTTTACTGGCATTTTCAGCAAGTTCATTCGCATTTACACAATAAGCCTTACCCTTGGTGGAGGCTTTCCGGGGTGCAATATCTTCGATCCTTGCACGGACTATCGCTGGTAAGTCACGTCTCCAAGCTTCAATCAGAAAAGGGCCTGCAGTGTCATTTGGCTTGAAAGGTTGTGCAGTATGCCCAGGAGAGGCGGCACAACGGCTAGCAGCCTGAATCAATGCGGCAAGTGCAACGGAACGATGCCCCTCAGCCTCAGGAAGGCTTGCTCGCAGAGCGTCAAGCCAAAGAGATTGCATGGGTGAGAAATAATAACCACCATAGGCACGGCTCAATGGATACTTAGTAGTGAAGACGATTGCGCGAGCAGCCGCAGCGGCATCTTTTGCGGAGATATCACCAAGTACCTCCTGTAATGCCTTAATATCGCTCCAAGCGCTGTGCGCTGACACCCGAGCACGAGCACGGCGCATCCAGCTCTCAAGCCATAAGCGATCATGTATCGCTTCCGATCTTTCGATAACAGCGGCAGCAAGAACAGCAGAATACATTTGAAGATCACTGGCAAGCACTTGCTTGCTGTGTTTTTCAGCCACATGCCAAGCAACTGCTGCCGAACCGGTAAACAGATCAAGAACACGATTTGCATTACTAATTGAACGTTTAATTGCCTCACCGAGTCCATTGTTCAGCATTGCGCGCTTTGATCCCATATACTTCATCGGAATAGGCCCCAAAGGGCTGCCCGCTCAGCTTGGCAAATCCGCATGACATCGCCTGTTAATGCGGAGATCCACTCATATCGATGGCTTGTTGGAGCATTTGCGCTCTCTTCAAGAGCAAGATCAATATCGTCCCAGAGATCTCCACTGACGACAGGGGGACGCTCCGGATGCCAAAGACCATGATTTACACCGAAATCCTGCCACCAGTTATTAAAATTATTCACCGGCTGCACACCGGCGGAGCGCAGATTTGCTTCCGCCATGCCGGTTGCCAGGCGAAGAAGAAAGCCGGCTCGACACATCATTGCATAAGGCGGAGCTGGCGATGTGCAGATGGAAATTTGCTTTAAAAACTCGTGATTATCTGGCTCATCCTTACGCGTTAGAAAGTTGAAAGAGACAATAGCCTTGGCGCTCTCCTGCAATCTCTGATAAGCATCAAAATAATCGGACAGCCGAGTATCATGCACCTTTGCTTCTATCTCCAGCAGGATGCGGAGGAGGTGTCTCTCAAGTTCAACCCCGTTTGGGCGACATGCATTCCAAAACATACGAAGAAACTTAGAATCATCAGCAGGAGCTGTCACCAAAGGCCCAAGAGCTGTCAACTGATAACTTGACCAATTGCGCTCATCACGATCTGCCGATCCTTGCTGAAGATCGAAGCCCCATTCAAGCATCAGCTGACCAGCTACAGTAGACACCTCAGCCGGGAAGAATTCGCGGAAAGGGTCAAGAAGCGAAGCTCCTACAAGTTCGATAGGGGCAATTAATCGTGGGAGGCTTGTGGCATGAGTGGACCATCCGGTGATCGCAAGCCACGCCATCTCATGTGTGCCAAACTTCGAAAGAGAGTGGACAGTATTATTTTTGTCCACGACCACATTTAGCCGATTGAAAATACCAATCCCCGAGCTTGCAAGAATTGAAAGCGCCGCGCGAAGCTCAGCATAATAGGCTAAGTGGCGTGCAGCGTGCACTTGACCTGCCAAAAGCGCAGCAAACGCACGCCCGAGATAGCTCCAACCGTCGATTGCGTGAAGCGGACCTCGAACTGCGATTACATCGATCATATTTTGATCGGAATGCCCGTCCGTTTTACAAATCTCACCGGTTTGATAAGGATTTGTCGATGGCAGCCAAGGTGGTGGACTGTTGATGCGGAACCGCGCCAGTGCACTGACCACTGCCGACGGGTCGGCACGAGCAAGTATTTCCGAATCGTTGCTAGAAAGTCGACGAGTCATATCAAGATTGCCGACTCAGTGATTCCTGGGCAATATTTCCGATCTCATCTGGGCAAGTATTTACAAGATGTCGATACAATTGTTCGCGGAGCGCCACATAACCACTGCTGCCGCGAAATGCGCGCTTCTCCAGGCGTTCTTGATCGCTAAGGCCGGGAGCATCAGCAGAACGCCAATCAAATCCTGCAATCCCCTGACCGAAACTCCGAATGGACTTCACAAGTTGCGAACCGGCAAGCTCATCAAGAGCAATCTTGACATCTTCCTGTGTAGTTGCTGCTCCCGGTATAATCCTCGTTTCCAATTCAAAGTATTCTGGATGTAATTTGGCAATTCCAAAGAATATTTCGTTCGCGACGGCGAGCACACCTCGTATACCCTGCTCCTGATTGAGCATTGTTCGATTACCTATGAAGGCTGGGCTGGAATCTTGAGCCATGTTCGTTTGCCCATCAGGATTAATTAGTCCCTCAACCCAATCATATCGATTATCGATAATCGAAGTCTTGATACTGTCCCAAATCTTAATGAGAAATGCTGCCTGCTGGGGGCGCGACCAAGGCAAAGGACCTGAAGTGGATGTGATATTGGCTGCAAATAGACCGTTGACCGATCGTCCGCTACCGGTCGAGAGAAAGCTTGTTGTAATTGCCTGAACCCACCCGGCCTGTGTAACGCGAGCACCGGGAGGTGCTGTATTTGAAGATTCACCAAGCATATTGATACGATTAAAAAAAGGACTTTGGGGCTGTGTATAAAGAATCTCGGTCAATTCTTGAGCACGCGCTTGACGATAGATACGCAAATCCGACAATGTTTCGAGCCATTCAGCCGAGCGTAGCAAGGGGAAAAGATCAAAAGCGTGACTTGGATTGATGCGTTTAGGTGAAACGTTAATTGACCAAAATAGGTAAGCCTGCCAGCCGACATCAAGCCCAGTAAAGGCTACTACGGGAAGCTCGAAGTCACCGGGTAATTTGCCGTCTTGCAAAGCTTCATCGAACGCCCAGAGGCGATGTTGCCCATCAATCACCTCAAAAGGCTCTAGTTCTGATGGTGTCCACTGTTCAAGCCTGTTCGAGTAAGGGAGTGTCAGTTCTGCGCGATTGCTACTACCATGATTGACCGTAACTAAGTCCGACGCAGCAACACGGCGGCCACGGCGTTCATCCTGGTCGGTCAGAATGTTGACCACGATAGCAGTTGGCAACCACCCTGGCTTCCGCATTGCGGCCGAAGCATCGTCTCGCGCAGCCTGTGGGAGGCCACTATAAGGATGACCGAAGCGGACGAAATCTCGGATTGCCGCTGAGCGCTTCGGGTCGTGAAGACGCTGGAGGCCTTCACATCCTTCTCTGCCGCGGGTGCGGCGATACACTCCGCTTAGGGCACGCAACTGAACCGCCGGCATTGAAAAAAGAAGGATGTGTTCGTCGGGCTTGCGTCGTTGCTGAGCCGGATCAAAATCGAAATGATCCCATTCTGTAAGCCACTGCTTAAAACGAATTGCTTGAATCTTGTCCACTGTTCACTCCCCCCATGGCTTGATGCCACCGCACTCAGATTCTTGCAATCTTGCGAGTCTGGCCTGAATTAACAGTCCGTCACCTCATCAACGCCATTTTCGCGATAAACCCTGAGCGTGTCTCTCCTGCTTCCCTCGCCCTGCTATCCAGCCTGGCCAGTATCCTGCGTGACAGAGTGATTTTCACACGCTCTGTCGTATCATCGAACAGCGCCGGATCCACGCTTGCGAAGCCCCATATCCATTCCGGGCCGGCCCAGTCCGCTCGTTTACGCAGATCGTCCAAAGAGGACGGATGAGGAATTTCCTGCCCCTGGTCGAGAGCATCCTCTACCCACATGGCAATGGCCTCTGCGGCATTGGTGACGGCCTCGTCAAACGTATCCCCTGCCGAAAAGCACCCTGGCAAGTCTGGTACGACCACACCAAAGGCGTCCGTATCTGAACCACATTCAATCACGATATGATATCGCATCATCTCGTCCTGCAGCTCATTTTAAAAACTGACAAAATATAGCATTTTGCTATATATAAAACTATAGCAAAATGCTATATTCTTCTCATGAAGACGATCACTTTCCATATCTCAGCAGCCAAGTCCCTCCGGAAGCACGGCAACATGGCCGGACGCATCCGCAAGGCGCTTGCTGAATATGCAATTGATCAGAAAGCGCATGCCAATCAGATCACGCAACTGGTGGGTGACACGTCGAAAAGAATACGTGTCGGGGATTTCCGGGTGATTTTCGAGGAAACAGATAGCGAAATCATCGTGACTAAAATTGGCCCGCGTGGCGACGTATACGACTGATAAAACGGAGAACAACATCAATGACTATTGAAACAATTACCGCTGCTGACGGCACACGCCGCGTCATACTGGATCAGGACGAATACGAAGCCATTATTGATGCACGTGACCATGCTATTGCACTGCGTCAGCTCGCTGCTGGAGCACCGCTGATCCCGGATGCCGAAATGGACGCCTTTCTACAGGCCCTCTCCCCGCTGGCATTCTTCCGTGAACGGGCGGGCCTGACGCAAGCCGCACTGGCGGCAGCTTCTGGCATCACCCAACCTTTCCTTGCCCAAATCGAGCGAGGGACAAGAGATGGTAGCGTGAGCGTGCTTTTGCGGATCGCCAAAGCGCTGGGGGTACGGATTGAAGACCTGGTTGAAGAGGCACCTTGAGGCCGGAATCGGAATTACTGACTTTCGTGGTCCTGCCACGGGGTCTGTATTCGCGGTTCGCTGATAGGCACCTGGGCACGCTCAGCACGTTGGCGCCAACTTTGTGGCGGCGGATTCGCCGAATGAGTATCGGCTAGAATTTCCAGCCATGATGCGACAGTCTCAGGTATCTCAATACTCCCAGCCGCCCAACGGCGGACCAGACGCTCGTCACATTTGAGAATGGCGGCCAGTCCCCGGCCTGACCAGTGGATCAGGTCGAGGATTTGGCGCAGACGATCCGGAGTCAACCCCCGGATACCCTGATCAGATGGTTGAGCGCCCAAGTCAGGATTGCGACGATCCCCCCGCCCAGAAGGCTGGAAAGAAAAACAAGAGGGGCAAGCGTACGGTCCCGCTCCAGTTTAGACGCCTCCGCCATGAGTTTATGCTGCTCCGCGGCAAATTTCAGCGTTTCCTCACGCGCGCGGTCAATGCGGGCAAGTTGTTCTCTGATATCGAGTTCTGTCTGGATAGAAGCACTCATCTGGGTTTTCCCGTGATCAGCGTGGGCCATTCCCTCCGCTATGTCCGCAATATGCGGATTAGAGCGCAGCCTGTCAACTCAATTCTGAGAGGAAGACTACGGATGGGAACGTGAGTGTGCTGCCGCTGCGGCCCGAAGCATTGAGGCGATTGGCGGAAGCGAAAATCAGCGAAGACCATGAAAATAAGTAGTTCCGTTCATTCATACCAGCAAAACATTGTTCCGGTGGAATGACAGGTAGATATTCTGTCGCTCTGTGAATACTCCACAGTTCCTAGCACAAGCATCATTTAAACCGAGTCGATTTAAGTCGAGCGATGCGAGCCGGGGAGATACGATTACGCGCCCGCTTGCTTCGAAGCTTATGAAGCCGCGGTCAAACAGGCGGTCCACGTGAGGGGCTAGCAAAAGCCCATTAGCCCCATCTAAGCGCTCAGTTGCCGTGGTACACACACGCCAGGGCTTGATGTGGCTTGCTACCAGTAATCGTGGGTTATCAATACCCGTCAGTCGGCAACTCTTCTCCAACTCCGCAACGCGAGCCCGGAATATACCTTGTCCGTAACGTGCAAGGACCAGTTGCCGCTTCGTCGTCGTATCGAGATCATGACGTGCGACTAGCCTCTCCTCGACTGCATCATCGAGCCGCATAATAGGCGCATCTGCAATGCTGCCGTCCATATTTCTACCGATCGTGATGGTACTGGGATCGACCAGCAATTCCAAGACACGCTTATCTATCTCGGCTAAATAAGCCTTCTGATTTCCGTTACCAGTAAAGGGATGAATTGGTGAATATTTGACAGGCAGAAGCGGCCCTAAATCGGCGATGCGATCCTTGGGCCGAACAGGAGTGGTCAACGCTTCCCATGCGACTGGCAATAGCCAACCATCGCTATCCCAGTTTTCACCTACTCTTCTAAAGGCAGCGGGCTTTAAAGACGTTCTAGCATAATCCAAGATTACTCCAACATGCCGGATCCATGCATCGGAAAAAGACAATACAAAATCGCCACGTTCAGCGATTTTCATATTCTCATAGAATTGACTATGCGCACCGCGTGCCTCCCGCTTGGGTGACCACAAATAGCCACCGCTAAGTTCCTGACGCGCCGTCTTCTTATGATTGACCCACCAGTAACGCATCTGATCCTTCTTTCCAATTGAACAGCACCCAGATGCACCAAAACCTATTTAAGAAAATTACGCCGCCATGGGGATTTGATCCATAGCAGCGTAAAAATTTTTGGCCTCATCTCACGCACATAGATAATGGAATCAGGAGGTCTCTTTCGATTAGAAGGACCCCTGTCTATCCTCATGCACCCGGAGAATTGGCGTGTGCATTAATAGACGGTCAGGCTGCCTCTAGTGATCGCGCCATTCTACATATTCACATCCGTGCGGTTTCCAGCGCTTCCGGCCTTTTACGGCCCTCTTCGAGCTGCCTGTGCTGCACGATGGTCAGTTCGTTTTCACTGAATGATCTTGGACGCGGCGAAGCACTGTGGCAGCAGCCTTCCGATCAAAATAGTCTAGACATGGGCAGGGCTTCATATTCTCCGGGCACAGCCTACGGGGCATGATTTTTTGTTATACTCATGCCGCCAGCGCCCCCTTCTCGTCAGCTACAAGCTGAAGCTGCTCAGTACGTCCCAGCGTTTCCCATGTCCGCTGAATAACCGGCAGCTCATATCTGGCTCTGTCCAGCCACATGCCATTGGGCATGGCAATCACAGCATGGCCGTCGGTACAGGCCAGCATTCTGGCCCTGGTGAAATTTAACTGCTGGAATAAGCCCGGAAGGCTGCTCGCGGTAGCCTTCAGCCTTGTCCAGGCTGCCATCACATCCGGCGGCAGCTCGGGTTGGTCCGGGACTGGTCGAGGCGCGGAGGGGGCAGAGACTGGCGCTGGGGCAGCCTGATACTCCCACTGCCCTTCCCGCTTTCCGCTCTCCAAGGCCCGGCTGTAGAAGCTCCAGAAGCGCGGAGCAGTCTGTGCCCGAGCGCGGATTTGCTGACAGGCCGCCCTCACCGCCTCGCCGCTGCCAAGCAGCTCCACCGCGCTTGCGGCATCGGCGGCCCGGACTGTGATACCCAGCTGCTCGGTGAGTTGCTCGGCTAAAGCGGCGGGGTCGCGCGTCTGATCTGATCGATCAGATATCTCTGATAGAGATAGATCAGATCGATCTATACGCGTGTGAGGCTGGGTTTCGATTCGGGTTTCTGATTGCCCCCCGGAAATGGGCAGCAGCAGCGATGCCTGTTTGCGCGGACGGCCACCCTTGGCACCGTTGATCCGGGCAGCAATAGCGCGCCGTGACAGGCCCAAATCGGCTGGAAGGCCCAGCCGGTCCGGTGCCGGACGCTGGAGCAGACCGCGCCTGACACAGAGTTCAATCAAAGCATCGAATTCGGTTTCCGTTTGGGTTTCGCGTTGGGATACCGATTGGGTTCCGTCAAAGGAAACCAGACCGGAAACCGAACGGGAAACCAAAACCGCGCGCAGTTGCTCATAGCTGCCAAAGGGCGCACCGACATCTCCGCTGAGATCGAGCATGCCCTCCGTCCCCAGCTCATGGATCAGATGGACCAGCCGGAACCACAGGATCTGCGCCACGGCACAGAGCGGCGTGAGGCGGATGTCGTTCAGCAGCATTGAGGTGGCACGCTGGTGGAAAGATGTGCGGGCCATTATGCGCACTCCTCTGGTATCGGCGTGGCTCCAGCCTGTCCTACACATATGAATTCGGGCGTCACGACATATCCGAGCGCATTGAGAATGCTCGGGCTGGGTGGCCTTGCGTGGGTCAGGACCATGGATATGGCAGATGGAGGCAGTCCCACCTGCTCGGCGAATTTTCTGCATCCGCCTGCGCGTTCACATGCTGTGAAAAGCATTTTCCTGATCTGATGATGCGTGAGCGTGACTTTTTCCATGGTCACATCCCCAAAGCACGGCGATAAAGGTCGAGCAGATTTTCCATATTCTCGACCTCTGCCGGCTCCATCTTGCGGAGGCGGATCAGTTGCCGGAGCACCTTGACGTCAAACCCGGCACCTTTCGCCTCGTGATAGATGTCTTTGATGTCACCGCTGAGCGCCTGGCGCTCCTCCTCCAGCCGCTCGATCCGTTCGACGATGCTGCGGAGCCGTTCGGCTGCTATGCCGCCCGTTTCGGTGTCTGTGTTGCTGGCAGAGCGGCGACGGGTGGGAAAACCAGCAACCCTTATCTCCAAGCGGTCTGTGCCTGGCGTCATAGCGCGTCCTCCAGCATCAGGCCGATCTGCTCATCCTCGTCATTGTCCGGAATCGGGTGCGGCAGCTCGGTCATGTCGTGGGCGGCGGTACGGTGGATGCTCTGCACGAAGATCCACGCGGCACCATCCATGGTTCGCACCTGCATGGCGGCATCCGGGAACTGCGCGGTCACCATGGCGCGGCACAGATCGTAAACCGGTGTCTTTCCGGTGCCGGTGATCCCGTTGCACTGCACGGTTTCATAATCCAGCAGCGTGGCCTCATAGCATCGCTGTGGATGACGCAGCAGCAAGTGGCCGGGCTTGATCAGCGGCAGCGGGACGGCATTGTCATTGTCGCCGTTCATGACTGACGTTTTCCTTTGATCTCGGAGATTTTGGCGAGAACACGATTTCTGTTCTCGATATCCTTGATGGCGACGGCCTCCAGCTGCTCGGCTTCCTCGGCATTGATGTGACCGTCAGCGGTGGCCGTCAGGTATTCGCTGGTGAGTGCGCCGTGCGACAGCGCCGCATTGGACAGCAGGCGGTTGATGGACCCTTCCCCATCCTCCCGATCGAGCGGCACCAGACGGTAGCCGCAGATCCTCGCCTGCTGGCGCAGGACGTGCGGTTCGCAGTATTTTTCCAGATGGGTCTGCACATCGACCGGCATAACAGCCGGATCAGCAAGGTCGTAATACCGGGCCAGCATTGTTTTGCTCACCCGTGTCAGAGTACCGGCGGCCTCGATGCCACCCAACTGCTCGATAGACTCGCGGGCCGCACGTTTCAGGGCACGGCGCTCTGTATCGTGTGTTTCGATGCTCATAGCGCGTTGATCGGTTCCCTGTGACCACACATCCGGGCAGCCGCTATGGCTGGCGCGACGATGCCCGCGCTTAAGGATGGTGGGGGGCGGATACCGGACGCTATCAGCACCCCACCTCCGTCGGCCGGAGCGCCATTGCTGGCACTCCGGCTCCGGCTTACTGTTGCAGCATCGAAACCAGCAACAGGAGCTTTAACTATGCCGAAGGAAGTAACAAATTCGGAGCTTGGCAGAAAAATTTTGGAAATGAGAGAAGAGGAGATGAGACACATTACAGAAGTAAAAGCTGATATTAGTGTAATATGCGCTTTACTTGAATTAATCATTATTGATTCAGACTCAAAAAACAAAACTGATATACAAAAATTCTCTGATTTATTTATTGATTCTAAACAAATTTTACATTGCTCTGAAACAATAAAGAATTTTATTAAAAAACTTTCCGAGATTGATCCCTGACAGCATTGAGTATCTGCATTATGCTCTCGCTGTTTTTTTGGATTTTTTCCGAAAAAGCGCGGTCCTGTTCCTGGATGGCATCCAGGAACTGTGACGCCTGAAGAATTTGTGGCGTTGTTGATGTGCCCATGCCCTTTTCCCTCTCGAATATTAGGGGCTCCAAGAACCACCAGAGGCCACGGCCGATAAGCTTGCGCACAGGGATGTCTTCTCTTCCGGTTGTGAGATGGAACGCTTCTGGATGACACGTGCAGGCCTGCGCTCGAGTATGGCGGGGTCATGAACGGTGCCTTTTTTCGATTACGGGTGGTGCGCACGGAGGCAGCTCCACGCCGCCCGCGCTTAAGGATGGCGGGGTCATGTGGAGGTCTGGCCGAACTTTGCTTGGTAAAAGTTTGAATAGATTGGCCACGACTTGAACGCGGTTCAACGGGACGCGCTTCCATTGTGAAAGAGCATGACACAGCGCCGTTGACCGATTCCCAGTGACCACACATCCGTGCAGCCAGTATGGATGGCGCGGATGTGTGACACTGTGAGGAGTAGCCATTGAGAGGATGTGTGGTCACCGGGAGCAGCATTAAAAGACCCCCCTGTTTCGTCGAGGCTTACGCTTTGTAAAAACGTCCGGCCGTAAATCCTCTCTTGGGATGCCGAATGCCTCCTCGATCCTGATCACATTCCTGAGGGGGATTTCTTTCCATTTCAGGACCGATGAATGGGTGCGATGTCCCAAGGCCTTTGAAAGCCTCGTCGGTCCACCTACACGCGCTATGAGATCAGCTGGGGTCATGGATATATGTCTCCTATAGAGACCTATTTATGTCAAGGCAAATTTGTCACTTATGGCGACACATATTCTGTACCGATGTGCAAAAAAAATGGCATGAGCACATCATTCAACGAGCGGCTAAAAAATACTCGAAAACAAAAAAAAATCAGCCAAATTGAAGTTGCTGAGGCAGTAGGTATTTCTAGATCATTCCTATCTGATATTGAAAATGGGAATAAAGACGGCTCTTTCAAAACAATCGCCGCATTAGCTGATTATTACAGCGTGTCTCTAGACTATATTAAAGATGGATCGTCTCAATCTAGTCTCAGCGATTCTAATGATATCGCTCATGATGACCATGAGAGAGTCCTGCTCAAATTGTGGCGCCTTATCAGTGATGATGAGCGTAAAAGTTTGATGATTCTGCTGCGAGCAGGAATGAAAGCTCGTGACAGTGCTGCCTAACCGCATATCCATGCCTCGAAAATAAACACACCCAAACGCTATCAGAACAAAAGGTGTCCAAAAAAAAGGCTTTATGATAACGATTCTGTGTCGTTAGCATGGTAGATATAAAATGTCTCTAATGGTGACAATTTATATTGACACAATATGTCTCTTATGGTGACTTTTATCCATCACCTGATGGAGACCCGCCATGGCATGGCCACCACGACAGCCAGACAAAAGCGCCTCTGACCCTGCAAAGGGCGGCAGGCTCATAAACTGGACAGATACACCCTCCACCGTTTTACTGATCCAGCCCCATCCCGGAGGTCTCCATGTCCACAGAAACACCAGACGAAGCCGCGTTGATCGAGGTCGGGGAAACCGGCGACACTTTCCGTCTCTGGTGCGCCCGGCAGGCGGTGCAGCACGGCGCCGATATTCTGAACGGACAGGCGGACACGCTGCGATCGCAGGATGCCAAGGCCACTTCGATGCTGGGCTGGTCGAGTACGCTGCTGCTGGCGACCATGGGCGCCGTCCTATTTCATCCCGCCCACATTTATTTTCTACCAGCAGCCGGCGCAGCGATCCCCTTCGCGCTGTCAGCATATCTATCATGGCGTGCTTTGCGGCCAGGGGATTGGAACAGCGCCGGCATTCCGCCGGAATGGCTGCTGGATTTGAAAAATTTCCTGAATCAAAACGAGCTTACGGGCTTGGAGTCTATTGCGGAAAGCTACAACACACACATCTCCGCCAACTCGGCACGATTGAAAAAAACAGGCGCCACCCTAAAGCTGGCATGGACCGCATTTTTCATCGGTCCATGCGCTGCGCTCTCGATTGCCGTTATTTCCGTATTGGTGCTGGCGGTGAACCCCTAGTATCCGCCGGCCGGATCGGCGGTCGCGGCGTTGGCGCAGGTGCCGGCGGCGGAGCTTTTGCCATCGAATCCTCCATGGGTGTTGGCATCTCCATGGTGGCTGGACGTCAGGGTGGTGCGCAAGCGCATCCCCTGACGATCCTCGGATCGCAGGCGGTGACGCCATGATGATCCGCTCTCCACGCCTGCTCGATCATCACGACAGTCGCAAAATTCGCAGTTTTGTGAACCGCCCCATCATTTCACTTTGGATCGGGATGTTAGTGCTGATCCCCATCGGCATCATGGCCATCAGCATCTGGGCCATTTTCCATACAACACAAGCCAACTCCGCCCCCGCCCCCATTCCGGTGTTTCACGCCGCAGCATGTACCGGCAGCGGTCCAGTTTTCGTTACACCGCGCCACCAGTGGAGGACCTGATGTATCCCCATGGCTCACAGGCCGCGCAGCAACGCGCCATCAATCCCGGATTCTCTGAACACCCCATCTCTCCCGGCAGGCTGGTGCTGGTGGCAGACCCTGAACACACCGACCCAGTGTTTTGTCGGCCTATCCTCTGCCAGCACATCGGCGACAAGAAGCTCGGCGACTTCACCGTCCAGTCCCGCGTGACTTACGGGGGAGCTTCCGCGCTGGTCCCACCCGACTGGATACAGGAGACGTCCGACAACATCGTGCTCATGAGGGGGAAGCCAGATTCCGGAGAAAAAGGGGACCGAAATGCCTGACGCCTCACCGCTGCGCCCGGCCCCACTCACGCCAATTGTATCGTCACGCTCATGCATGTGGCCGATCTGGGAGGCATCAAGATGACTGATAGGCCCCTCATATCTCCTGAGATACTTGATCCCTGCTGTGGCAGCCGGATGTTCTGGTTTGACCGGCATGACACCCGCGCTTTTTTTGGGGACATACGCAGAGAGAGGCATATCCTGACCGATTCATCGAGTTCAGGCGGAATTCGCCATCTCATAATAGAGCCGGATGTCCAGATGGACTTCCGCGCATTACCGTTTTCCAATTGTTGCTTCAACCTTGTGGTATTTGATCCTCCACATCTGGTCAAAAACGGAAAATCAGGTTGGCTGGCAAAGAAATATGGGAAGCTCAGCCCAGACTGGCGAGATGATATCAGGGCTGGATTTAGAGAGTGCTTCCGAGTGTTAAAACCTACAGGTACGCTGGTCTTCAAATGGAATGAACATGAAGTCGCAGTTTCCGAAATACTCACCTTAACAAACCATAAACCGCTTTTCGGCAACCGCTGTGGAATGGCAGCAAAATCACACTGGATAGTATTCATGAAGTCGGAGCCGCATCAGGAGAGCATGCAGCCATGACCCAGTTTGACCTGTTCGGGGTGGAAGTCATTTCTCCTCGCGCCGCTTCATCTGATCGTGTCAATCGGGATGTGGATCAGATCCTGCGATCGGCCGGACTTCCAGAGAGGCCAGCAGTCTGGCGGCGCATGCTTGCTCGTGATCCTGACACCAGGGTGCTGCTCTCTGTACCGTCATTCTGGACACGGGTCGGACTGGAGCAGCTGAACAGCATCCGACAAGGCGTCCATACGCTATGCAGCGATGGTACCTATCGCACCTACCCCGGCGCACCCATGCATGGTGCGCCATATCGCCTGGTTTTTCTGACTGCAGAGCAGATGAAATCAATATTCGCATTGCATCCCCTCACCATCCATTGGGAGGGGCCAAAGGTTCCCCATTTCCAACTGTCCAAGCCAGGCGAACCGTTCATCAGCAGCCTGCCAACTCTACCCTCGGAGGAGGACTGGAAATGA